ATGTTATACGCCATCAACTCGTAATCTGGTACTGACATTGCAAAAAATACTACAGCTCCCTCTTCTTTTTCAACTCTCTGTAAAAACTCTTCTATGTTTTTTTCTGATACCACATACCAATATGGATCTTTCAGATCTACTGCTCTAGGCAATATCGGTTGTACGATATTCCTTTCAATCGGCTTTGTGACTATTTCTACCTTTTTACTGGGTATTAGGCTGCAACTGCAAGCCATCGTCAAGACTGTCAATGCCAACAGTGTCTTTTTCAATGCTATCAAATACATCTTTTGTTCCTTTGTTTGCTCTGGTTTCTATTAAACCAGGTTTAGCTATAGCTAATTTTGTAAGATTGTGACGTTTAAATATGTCTAGGTATCTACTCATTTCAGCTTCGATTTGTTGATTCTTAGATTGTAAGTTTAGTAAAGATGATGTTTGTAAAGCAAAATCATTTTGCAAACTCTCTATGGCCGCTTTTTGTTCAACGTCTCGGAGTTCAAAAGCATCATTCAAAGCAGATAGTCTTGAGTTTTGCCAATACAATATGGAACATATAAAAACTAAAACTCCAATTACACCTAGTAAAATTTTACTCATATTAATCCTTGTTGTTCATTTTAATACAATTTTGTAATAATTTGCATCTTTTGTCTTTATTGCTCAAGTAAACCATAAATTTGTAATGGTCTTTCAACGCCTTTTACTTTTATAGGCTCTAGTTCTTTTAGTATTTGATCTGATTTTAAGGCTGTAGTTCTGCCAATAATTAAATCTACGCCTACTTCTTTGCAACTGGATTCCAGTCTAGCCGCTTCGTTTACAGGACTGCCTATGCAAGTGTAATCAAAACGTGTATCGGATCCCATGTTGCCGACTATAGCCTCTCCGCTGTTAATACCTATACCTATAGAAACTGGTGGCAAGTCTTCATCAACCAGTTCAAGATTAAGTTTGTCCATATTTTTTCGCATTTGTAATGCACAATCAACCGCAGCATTTTCGTGTCTTTCTATTTCTAAAGGAGCGTTCCAGAAAGCCATGAGCGCATCGCCAATGAACTTGTCTATGGTACCGCCATATTGCCTTACGGCTTCTACCTGGGCCGTTAATGCACGATTCATTATGTAAGTCACATCTTCTGCGGACATAGATTCTGATAAAGAAGTGAATCCCCGGACATCAGTAAAGAGCACAGTAATATAACGCCTAGATCCTCCAAGCTTTAGTAGATCTGGATTATCTTGTAATTGTTTGACTTGGCGAGGATCTAAGTAATGCTCAAACTGTTTTTTGATTTGTTGTCTGAGTATGTATTCTTCTCTGTATTTGATGTAGTAAGAGGTGCTACCTATAATAAACTGGCCAATCAAAGACCAAGTAACATCTAAGAGCACACCATTTTGTATAGTGTAGATACCAAATGTAACTAAAGATCCAGCTGATATTCCAAAATAAATCAAACCAACAGACATGCTTAGTCTTTGTGTTAAGAACCAGGCCAATAAACAAAATAATAAAAATATGGCTAACTCAGCTCCTAGGTGCCACTCAGGGATCCTGGGTGAGTCCTCGATCAATATTGACTCTGCTACAGCTGCTTGTAAGAAATGTGGGTACATCAAACCTTTACTTGTAGGCACTTGAGGCATAATACCGCCACCAGAAGTTCCTATTATGGTTATCTTATCTTGTGCGCCAGACAAATCATCCAGAGTAATGACTGGCGTATCAACATAGCTAATCCATTTTCTGTGTGCTGAGTCTACTGATATAGGTGGGAGTGATGGTACTCGTATCTCACTATCAGTCATATTTATAATATAAGTGTCTGCCCCGGAGACTTTCTTGATTATTTCTATAGGTAGGCTTGAAGCGAAACCTGTGTCTGTACGCAATAACAAAGGATATTGTCTTACCAAACCATCAACGTCTGTAGGTGCTGATGCGACGCCCTGTGTCGCACTATTTTTAAGAATGTCTATGTTTTCTACAACTCCTCTGGCTTGAAAGCCTCCACCTGTATCTTCGCCTAGTATGACTGTACCTACAGTTGGTGGATAGTTGCCTGTATCTGACTCAAACATGGCTAATACAGACGGGCCATAGCTCAAGGCTTCTGCAAAGGCTTTGTCTCCGCCAAGTCGGTCTGGTTGTGGAAAAGTCAATGCCCAGGCTTGAGCATACGAACCAGCGTTAAGTAAATCTACTTGGATTTCTGCTAACCTCCTTCTAGGTAATGGCCACCCGCCTTCTTTTTCTATATCAGCCTCAGTTATATCTAGGATTACAAAGTTACCTGTAGGATCTTGTTCTTTTACAAAAGCATCAAATGTTTTGAGCTTGAGGATCTCTAAGGGTGTGAGCTGCATTAGCAAAGGTAGAGCCAAACCAATAAGTAGAGCTGGGAATATGTATTTTTTGTTCAATTTCCTTGCCTTATAGTTATTATGTTTGAGGATCCACCATTGACTTTAACAACGTGTTCTACCCCGTTTTGAAACAATATAAGAGTGTATGCGCTAGATCCATCTAAGTCTAGGCGATAGGTGTCTCCTACAGATCTACGAATACTTATCTGTTGGCCAGTAATTATTGTTGTTATCTGTGTGTCTTTATCTTGACCAATGTTAGTACCCGCTATAGTAATCCCAGTTGCTATTTGGTTTAGTTGATCGTCTTCTTCATCAATAGCCAAGGCATCAATAACATTCAAAAGATCTTCTAAAAAGTTTACATCCAGATAATTTATATCGAGCTCTGTAAACTCTAAATCCGCTTCGTTATCTAAAAAATCTTCTGCTAAGAAATCTATATCAAGATCTGAAAAGTTCAGATAATCTGCTGTGCCTTGTTGTTGTGTTTCTTCTACAAGATCCTGGCGTTCTTGTGGAGGATTAACAATTAACATGTTGTCTATAAGTTCCAGTGATATGTCTAATGTTACAGGTTTTGATGGTGCTTGGTTATAAGTCATGGCAGTAGTCGCTTGATAGGCTTGGTTTAGTATGACTTGTCCCATCGCTGTTTCTACTATTATTTCGCCTACTTTGCCGTCAACACCAGGCAATAGAATCACCAACGAGGCGCCCGTTTCTGGGGTGGTAGTGATTGTAAAATCTGTGCCGCGCACATAAACGTCCGCAGAGGGTGTCTGTATGCGTATTTTCTTTTTGTTGTTAAATTTGCCTGTGACAAAACGAGCTGTGCCAGATGCAAAACGTAAGGCCATTTCGCTTTTAGCTGGGTTGGGATCGTAGATGTAACTGTTGATAACCAACTTACTGTGATCCATAACTCGCACGATTGTTTCATCCTCAAAGGTTATCGCTACAGCTCCAGACTGAGTTTTTACATTGTCCAGCTGTTGTATAGGAAAAGATA